AACGGCGACAAAGCGCATTACTATAATAAAGAAGAAAGAAAAGGTATGAAGTTACTGTGTAACATGCCGCCTTTTGAGATTCCTGCTAGTGAAATCTATGCGACATGTATGGTCGACTTCAAAATGATGGCGGCGCTCACAGAAGGTTCGGTTAATCTCGACAAATACAACTGGGTCTTGGGTACTCGCCCGCGCCACTGGATGTATGAACGAAGTGCTTTCTATATGAAATACGCTCCCAAAATCAAAGAGTTCTACACTCATGTTCCAAAGTATGCTGGAAATGCGACGAACTTTAATTGTGGTCACATGGCAACGCACTATGCCGCAGCAAAGCAAAAGGGTGACGAAATACATATGTACGGGTTCGATTCGATCCTAGACTTCAATATGCGTAGTGTAACAGATCTGATCTTGTCAAGTGATCGAGGAGATACGAACAACTATAGACTCCTGAATAATTGGAGACCAGTTTGGCGTGATATCTTTCGGGAGTTTCCGAAAACCAAGTTCGTTCTTCACCACAACCACGACAATCTTAAAATTCCTAAGCTTGACAATGTTGAAGTAATGGTGTATAATGATAAAATATCATCAACGCAGACTCGGAAAGATACGAGTGACATCAGTGACGGTCGTGGCATGGAAGTCCCGATCAGCACTGCACCGTTGAACCGTAAACAACGCCGAGCACAGGCAGCTCAGGAGAGAAAAAAGTAGTATGAATCTCAATCACAAATCACCTAATGTGTCTTCTGGCAATCTTTTTGATTTTCTAGGTGAAGATGATGATGTTGTTATGTCGGAGTTTATTCAAGAGGAAGAGAATTCTCCGAAAACAGTATTGAATCGCACAGATGCGTTATACGCAGCAAACGCCTTCGATGAGTTCTTCGGTAGTATAGAACGTATCGACGAATATATGCGTAAAGTGAAGATGGAACGCATGATGGATTTTCCTCTTTCGTTGCCAGGCATGGGTCCCGAAGAAGATCTATTCAGCAACTTTGATATACACCCGTCAGAGATGGAGTTTACTATTGTTGACACTGCATCATACAAGTTTATGAGTTATATGGAGATCGTCACCTCTGCACCCGTAGAGAAGTCGATCCCAGGCAAGTCCATGAAGTGGGTAATCAAAGAGAAGAACACTAACATGGTTGTGGGTATGATCCGCCTCGGTTCTCCTACCATTAATAGCAAACCACGTAACGACTGGTTGGGTAGTCCCCTTGACAGTCTAAACCCTGCGATTATGGCCAGGTTCAATGCTTCTGCAATCATGGGGTTCAATATCGTACCTACCCAACCATTTGGATATAACTATCTGGGTGGCAAGTTATTAGCTGCAATCTGTTGCAGTCACTTTACGCGTGATGCACTCAATAAGAAGTATGATTCTAACTTCTGTATGTTTGAGACTACATCACTTTACGGTTCAACGAAGTCTGCTTCGCAGTACGATGGTATGAAACCATTCCTGCGATTCAATGGTTTGACAGACTCAAACTTCTTGCCACTAATCAATGACAACACTTTCCGCAGACTGAGTGCTTGGTTCACTGATAAGAACGGTGGTGAACCCTTGGTCCCTGTGGATGCCTCCTCTCGCAAACTCAAGACACAGACCAAGATGGCATCGATCATCAAAGTCTCTCTCAAAATCCATGATGATGGTGCCTATAAGAAGTTCTGTCAAACCTACGATAATGCAAAGGGTCTGACTGAACGGAAACGTTCTTTCGTATCCACGTATGGTTATGATAATGTACCTCAGTACTTGAACCTAGAAACCGATACATTAATTAAGAAAGAAAACTACGACAGATTTTCTCTTGAAGGTGTTACTGAATGGTGGCGTAAGAATGCCATCAAACGTTATGATAAACTCAAGAGTGAAGGTCGTCTGAGACGTACCGTGGAAACATGGAATGTGAATGCCGATGATATCGATATTATTCGATAAAAACACTTGCCAAAAGATGTTTTTTTTGGTATTATAGGTTATGTAATCGAGATGAATCAAATTGCTGAAGAAACTTGACTTTAACTGTATAGTATGTTACTATATACAATCAATGCGGAGTTAGTATAATGGTATTACAATGGGTTACCAACTCATAGACGGAGGTTCGATACCTCCATTCCGCTCCAATCTCTCTTACCCCTCCTTGGGTCCCCCTCTTCGGAGGGGTTTATCCGTTAAGTTAGGTGAACAAAATGTTTGAACATGTTGGTGTAAATCTCGGGTACAATGATCTAGAAGCAAATACCAGTGCTGCTGGTCGTCTCTATGAGACGCCTGAGGGTGTAAAGTATCCATCAATCACAACTGTTCTTTCTATCCTAAGTCAAGCCGGTATACAAGCATGGCGAAAGAGAGTCGGTGAAGAAGAAGCGAATCGTATCTCACACCGAGCATCCACGCGTGGTACCGCTGTACACGCTATCGTAGAAGATTATCTCAACAATGTTGAAAACTACAAAGATAAATATGCTCTGAATATTATCGATAACTTCTTGCCTCTCAAAGGTCTTCTGGATACTCGAATAGGTAAGATCTATGCTCAAGAGGTCGCTTTGTTCTCACACCACTTAGGTGTCGCTGGTCGAGTCGACTGTGTTGCCGAGTTTGATGGTAAGATTTCGATAATCGATTTTAAAACATCCCAAAAGATTAAACCCAGAAAGTATGTTGAAAACTATTTTATGCAGGAAGCGGCTTATGCTGTGATGTTTGAAGAACGGACAGGGACCCCAATTACACAATTGGTTACCTTGATAGCAGTTGATAATGAACAGCCTCAGGTTTTTGTTGAGCATCGTGATGATTGGACCAAGCCTTTACTTGACACGATTAAAAAATACCAAGCAAAACAGATAAGAAACTAAAGAGTTAATACGCTCGTAGTTTAATGGGCAGAACAACTGTTTCTCTCTAAACAGTAGGCGCTGGTTCAAATCCAGTCGGGCGTACCAATCAACAAAGGAGTGCTTATGAAGATTACATCTAAAAGAGTATATCGTTTTAGCAATCAGTGGACAGATGAAAAGACTGTTTACTTACTCCCTTCTGTTTCAGTATCTCTAGAAGAGTATTGTTTAGATATTTCATTTCTGTGTTTTAAGTTCTACACCTTTATTGAATACAGAGTGTATGAAAGTGTATGAACATTAGAGAAGAAACTAAAGAGTTACACGATCTTGTAGAGGAAACAACCTTTGCTCTTCGTCTTCTCAATGGTGAGACGACCGACATGGACTACGTTCGATATCTTAATGCCCAGTACGTCATCTTCGAAGCGATAGAGTCTTTTTGGGAAGGTTACAATATCCCACATTCATCTCTGACGAGATGTGGTTCGATAGCCAAAGATCTTGAGAGTCTTGGCAAAACCCCGTCGACACTCGACACTCCTAAGTCAGCAATCCGATACTCAGACTATATCCTAGGCGAAGATGATGTAGAGTCATCTAATTCCCACATTTATCTTAACTATCTAGGTATGGTGTTTGGCGGAAGCATTATCGCAAAGAACATTCCTACTCCGGGTCACATGTATAAATTTAAGGATCGTCAAGACTGTATTCGTTCGATTCGTAATCTGACTCTGAACACCGAAAAGGTGAAACAGGGTTTTAGGTATCATATAGATATTATGGAAGAGTTAGAGGAAATGCGAACAAATGCAAGCGTGGAATGAGTTCATCGATTTCAGTGAGTATCTGAAAACCACAATGAGTGGATACTGTGGGTCGCCTAGCGTTGAGGTCGTCGATCAACATACTAACTACTACTACGCTTCCGAGAAGACTGATCTGGCACACATATCCATCATTGATATGAGAGAAAGTAAGAAGATGTGGATGATGCATGTGGCGTGTTACTCTAAGAGTGAATATCCGATGCCTATCTATGGTTTTGATGTAATATGCGGCGCTCGCAAAGTGACTGGATGTTTTCATGACATGTCACCCACAACCTCTGGTAATTATTCTAAGGCGAGTGAAGACTTCAAAGCCAATGTCGCACCGTTCATCCCGAAGCGCACCAGAGATCTACCGCCATGGGCAAAGGAAATATTCTCTGATCATATGGTTGTTGCAGGAGCAACAGATGATGTGACCGAGATTAAAAATCTTGTACATATGGGCAAAGAAAATCTTCATGCATGGTTCAAAGAACTGACAGGAAACTTCCCACTCCAATCAGACCATGCGCGAATTGTAGATTATAGCCACAATCGTGCTAAGTACTGTAAGAATCAATTAGAAAATACCAACTCGAAAAACGTTATGGTTTCACTAGGGTTAGAGGAAGATTATGTCAACCAGTTCAAAAAGCGCCAGTTCCCGTATTAAAAAAGCGTTGTGGTATTCGACTGGGATGATCTCGCTCGGTCTCGCTTACATCGGGTTCATCACCCCTGGCATACCGTTCTCTATTTTCCTAGTGTTCTCTGCGTATTGTTTCTCTAAATCCTCTCAGCGTATGCACGACTACCTGTACAATCACAAACACTTCGGGCCCTTTCTGACGAACTGGATTGAGAAGAGAATCTTCCCTCAACGAATGAAGTACGCGATGATAGTGGTTATGTCATCCTCGATCGCTTTTCTGTGGTTCACCACTTATAATCTCGTTGCCGTTCTATGGTCAGGCGGTTTCATGGCTGCTGTGGCTGTCTGGGCGTGGCAATATCCAGGGTCTGAAGATGAATATCAAAAGAAAGCAGAAAAATAGTTATAAGGAGATATATTATGAAAGAAGCATTCGTCTACCTATGGTTTGATACTAAAAACCGTATGTTCTATCTGGGATACCACAAAGGAACCCCAGATGATTCATACACTCATTCGTCTAATGTAATGGAATCATTCACCAAAACCTCTATTCCTTCCTATATGCGTAGAAGAATACTCGCAATGGGTACCGAACAAGAGATGATTGAATTAGAAAACAAATTGCTTGACAATCGTAAGGAAAAATGCTGGGACAAATACTATAATGTCACAGTAGCATTTCCACCACCTCCTATGTATGGTGAAGATCATTGGAATTGGAAAGGGGGAGTATCGTTTCATCCTGAATATGCACGTGAATGGCGTGAAAAGAATCGTGAACGGACCCGTGAACGGGAACGTGAATATTATGCTAAGAATCTTGAACGGACCCATGAACGGGACCGTGAATATTATGCTAAGAATCGTGAACGGGTCCTTGAACGGGCCCGTGAATATTATGCTAAGAATCCTGAAAAGAAACGTGAATATTCACGTGCATATTATGCTAAGAAGAATATCAAAAAAGAAACAAAAACGTTTGACATTATAAGATAATTGTGGTATTATGATACTTGAACGACACAGATATAAAAAGAGTAAAAACGATTGGGTCATATTTGAGACCCAAAATTTAGAATATGAACCCTACGAATATTCGCCAGAAAATATTAGATTGTTGTCACAAATGATACGTGATAAACTAAATGTTAAATATCTTTCCAGCATATATAAAGAAGCTAACAAGACAAACCCATTGTTTGGTCATTGTTATCATTCTACACAGGCCTTGTATTTCTTTTTTAATTGTGATATACTAAAGCCTTTTAGTGGCAAAGATTCCCTTGGGAATACTCACTGGTGGTTGCAAGATGACGAGGCAATCATTGATGTAACGGCGGCACAGTACGACAAAATCGACTGTGATCCACCTTACGAAGTGGGAAAACCATCCAAGTGGTACGGATGGAAGAACAGACCGCATAAGAGAACAATGAAACTTATGTTAGATGTTCAACCAACATCTCGTCTATACAAGACTGATCCTAAAGACAGTCTTACAACTTAAACCTACGACTAAATCGAGGAAAATAATATGAAATTTGAAAATAACTATAATCAGAGTCTGAGACAAGAAGGCAGAGTCAAGGCAACAACCAAAGAAATTTGGCGGGTTGAGTTAAGTCCATCATCTAAAAAATATATTGTTGATATTACGCGAGAAGAACTGACTGAAGAACACGTTGAAATCACAAAAAATATATATGAAACGATATGGAAAAACTCAGAGCCTACATACTTTGGGCCTGATATTCACCAATCAATTGAATTCAGTCACTTTGAACTAATACCAATTGATCAGACAGTCAATCAGATTCATCGGACAGGTGGCCGGGTGAAAGATGGGGCAGCACAAATTGTACATCGAAGTCTGGCAAAAGGCTACAAACTTACAAACTTGCCGCCGGCCGTTCTAAGAGTTGGTAACACAGATCACTGGTTGACTGGTGATACTCGCAAAGAGTATTTCGGTAAAGTCGGCCGCAATTTTATCCTTGTCGCGGTATTCAGACCAAAAGCATCTGCATCAAAATTTGATATCGATGATGCGGTTTCGGTTATGGGTCAGGTATTACAACCAATTAATGCTTCAAATCCCAACACTGTCGAAGATGTCAAAGCGGCCCTTAGTCGACAATGTGAGGTTTGGAAGTCTTCAAACGGCACAGCAGGCGTCAGTCCTTATGACCTCGATGCACTGATCAAACGAGTCAGTGTAATTGGTTCTAGGTTCTCGGACACACCACGGTATAACATCGCTTATGGTGTTTATAACAATTATAACCCAACATCTGTTGTTGCTTCATGGTCCTCTGATGTGAAGGCTGCGTTCCGTATCGAAAGTTATATGCGTAACTTTAAACTGCAAGACAGTGATAAAATTATTTACATGTGTAAAGCCGCATCGACGGTTTCTAAGGTGTTTACAAGTGCTCTTTCCGTTGCAGCCGCAAACCCAGAAAAAGAGATTCGTGTTGTATTCCACACAAGTACTCTAACGGGTGGCGATCCAGAGTCGAGTTATCACAATGTTGCAGTCTCTAACATTGATAAATTTGAACAGATGATCACAAACGCCAATATCGTTACTAAAGGTTGCATTTCTAACATTAAGGTCTATGGATTTTTACCCGCCGTCGGTTCGATCCACAGTTTTAATGAACCGGTTTTATACAATCCTACGTCCAGAACTTTGTACCAGAGAAAATCTGAATATATGTTCGACATGGATGCGGCCGAGACATTAGGAGATGTATCTTGAATAAAATTCAAGTTAAATCATAACAACTTGAAAATATATCATGTAAAAAAATAAAAAAACTTCCTTTTTTACCCTCGCAAGTCATTGATTTATCGGGGGTTTTTTTCTTTATATTTCTTCTTATAAATCAGTAACTTATCGCTTGTGTTTTCACATCATCTACTGTATAATTACTATGTAATCAACGAGAAGAGAGAGACCTAAAGATGGAAAAAATGACAAAGACTGCTGCATCTTATGAGACTTATGCCGAGTACGTTGCTGCTCGTCGTGCAACACGTCACCACGTCTTGCCTGAGACCTTGTGGACTGCATTGAGAAAAGACGAGACCTTGTGCAACCCTCGAATGGCAGAAGGGTTTGCCGAGTTTGAGGCTGCGTGGGAAGTGAAAGATGTTTCTTTGAGATTAGACCCTAGTAAACCCGCTTACGTTGTGAGGACTGTATAATGATTAACTATAAAGCATTTGATGTTGCTGTTGTTGGTGAGACGATTGGTTGGAAATCTGCTGCTGGTTATCTTGAAGGTGAGATTACCCGAATCGACACTCGCAAGAACACGGCGTGTAAAAAGACTATGAGTGACTGGGTGTTGGTTGAGTTAGACCCTTACTTTGCTCGATTCGAAGGTGAGAAGGCGTATCTCAACGCAAACTTTCTGATGGGTGGTGGTAAGTCTCGCAGAATTCGTGCTGGTGGATACAGCCCTTATGCCGAGTATGTTGCGAAGAGACGATCATTCGGTGATGCTGTCATGTCAGAAAGAGAGTTTGATCGGTTAGTATCTCGTTAAGAGGGGTTTTACGATGAGTTCACGCTTGCGAAAATTGCTAATTATTGCTACGTGGCGTGACTCATCGATTTTTTTATTGATAATGAAGGAGATATAAAATGGTGTATGATGATTACTTTTTATCCTACTCAGACGCAAGATCAAATCTCGCGGTCGCCAACTCTGTACTCAAGACGTTGATTTCAGCAGCCGAAGGAAATAGTGAAACGGTGCTTGAAATTGCGTTAAACTTAGCGAAAGAGAATGTGAGTGAATTGGATGAATACTTGAAGAAGGTTTGATTATGGAAAATGAAAAACGTTATGGTAGCCCGAGAGAGGTGTTTGTTGCCCTTGCTGTTGGAGTGCTTATGTACCTTGGCTTGGTCTTGGTGCTTGTTGATGCTCTTAATCGGCCAGAAGTTCTTATAAGTACTTCATCCGGTAAGTGTGTTGACGTGATTAACTTTATCGAAGAGAATAATTATACCTGTGATAATAAACCACCTAAGTATAGTGTTACTTGGGTACAATAAAAGGCGTGAAAATGAGCAAAGTGTCATTGGTAGGATTGACAAAACCGTCAGCATCAACTGGATGTAATACCGCAAACGATTTGATTGCGTATTCTGCAAGGGTGAGTAACCCAGGCAATCAAAACAATGCGGTTACTTCGGCGAAACTTCTGAAGTATCTTATTCGAGAGAATCATTGGTCTCCATTTGAAATGGTATCAATGACCTTAGAGATTCAAACAACCCGTGATATCTCACGACAGATCATAAGACATCGGTCGTTCTCGTTCCAAGAATTTAGTCAGCGTTATGCTGTGAGTGAAGATTTTGTTCCAAGAGAGGCAAGATTACAAGACCCTAAGAACAGGCAGAACTCAATCGAGATCGCGAATGATGATGATCGGTTAGTTGAAAACTGGAACATGAAACAACGTGAAGTTATCAACAAGAGCAAAGAGGTATATAAGTGGGCACTTGAAAATGGTATTGCGAAAGAACAAGCCCGAGCAGTGTTGCCCGAAGGAAACACTCAGACTACTCTGTACATGTCTGGCACACTTCGATCTTGGTTGCATTACTGTGATCTTCGAAGAAGTAATGGGACACAGAAAGAACATATGGAAGTAGCAGAACAATGTTGGGAGATTATCAAACAACATTTCCCCGATATCGCCAAAGCAATTGATGGAGAAGTTAAATGAATAAAAATGATATTGTGTCGATCGTGACACTGACCGGTGAGTTTGTAGGCAAGTATGTTGAAGAAACATCTGAACAATACGTGATTGCTGATCCTCGACTTCTGACTCAAACTGAAAGCGGCGTTGCGTTTATCCCTGCTGTATGCATGACTGGGATACAGGAACCCGACGAAGTCAGATTCAATAAGGGAACGGTTGCGTTTGTAATTAAGACCGCAACCGAAGTTGAACGCGAATATCGAAAATCTACAAGCGGTATTATCATATGAACGCAAAGAAAGCAAAAATGATGCGCAAAATAAAAAAGCTTGCACGTAAAGATAAAAAGTTGTATAATAGTCTTTCACATCATGAGAAGGCTATTCTTGGTGAGGTGTACAAGATTGCTATAAAAAATATGGGGTAAAAAATGAATATATTTTATCTAAACAAAGACCCTTTTCTTTGCGCAAAAGATCACTGTGATGCTCATGTGTGTAAAATGACGGTCGAATATGCCCAGCTTCTGTCCACTACTCATCGAGTAGTAGATGGTGACTTTTGGTACGGTCGATCAACAAGTGGTCGAAAAGTCCAGAGGTATTTTCATCCAGATAGTGTTATGAATCACACCTTGTACAAAGCGTGTCATGTAAATCATCCATCTACAATCTGGGTAAGAGAATCTGCTGATAATTACAATTGGTTACATTCTCTTTGGTTCGAGTTGGCGCATGAGTATGAACATCGTTATGGTCGTGTACATGAATCGTATCGAAAGTTAGAGTATTTTCTACTACTCCCTCCTTCGAAATTAGAAAGCAAAGGGTTCACAGAACCAACACCAGCAATGTCACAATATCCCCAATGTATTGTCGAAGGTGATTCAATGACTTCATACAGACAGTTCTATTGGGAAGACAAGCGATCATTCGCTAAGTGGACTAAACGAGAGGCTCCAGAATGGTGGAAAGAGTATGAACGGAAAGGGAAGCAAACCGAGACCAATTTCAGTGGACCCGAAAACGTTTAATAATAACTGGAATAAGATCTTCAACAAAGACAAAAAGGTTGTGAAAAAGAAAACGGGAGATAAAGATGGCGCCCAGAGTTAAAAAGTTTACACCTAAAGAAAAAAAGACTATAACTCCAGCCCCAGATTGGAAGAAACTCCAAGCGGCAGAGACAGAAGAAGATCGTCTTAAAGCGTGGCGAGATTGTGAGTATTTTGTTCATATGGAAGTGAGTAACAAAGAATACCTACACTCAGCAAAGAAGTGGGTACGTGATTATAGTGGCTGGGATTTGTACAGTGAAATGATCCGTGTACCAGATGTGTATCTTTCAACGATTTGTAAACACGGGTGGAAAGCATATAGACTTGGTTACATGCCCGAAAAGATAAAAGGTCAGTTTAAGACCCAACTGTTGTCGATGATAAATCGTGTTGAGAAACTTCGTGAGACAATGACGTATAACCCACCAATTCACTCAAGTTTAGATGACCTAGATGACGATCATCCTCTTCATGTCACAAAAGTTAAGGAGTGGCTTGAACATTGGAAAAAGTATGCTGCGTCTTTCAAGAAAAATGAAACGCCCACAAAAGAGGAGGTAATCGCCCAAACATATGTTTACAACATTCAGATGTATTTAAAGTCTGGTGTATGGCTCGATTCACACTATGGTGAACTTCGAGAGAATAAAGTCAACTATTTGTGTATCGCACCAGCATTCGATAAAGATGGTTTAATTAAACGAACCGTTGGTGTATTTTATAAGGACGTAGGACAAATCTGGTCTAAGGAGTTAGAATGACTATTAGTGGTATGATGATGAACAAGAACAAGTTTTCGAAAAGCATCGAGGAGATTGTTCGTTATAAAAATCTTAGTTACATTGATGCTGTGTTGTACTTCTGTGAGAAAAACAAACTTGATGAAGAAGATGTGAAGAAATACATTTCAGGACCAATTAGGAGTAAGATCGAAGCAGAGGCAATGAAATTGAATTTCATTCCTCGGGGTAACGAATTGTCTTTCGAATAAATAACGATTGACTTTTCATTTTTTTTATAGTATAATGCTATTCTTATATAATGTATAACGTGGATAATCTGTAATACAAAACATACAAAACATACAAGGAAATATATATGTCGTTTTCAAACCTCAAGCGTAATCGCAACTCTATCTCTGATCTCGTCTCTGCCGCAAGCGCAGGTGACGCACCCACCGATAAGAAGTCCTATGTTGACGAGCGACAGTGGAAACCCACTGTTGATAAAGCAGGTAATGGGTACGCTGTTCTGCGTTTTCTACCTGCTCCCGAAGGTAATGAACTCCCATGGGTTCGATACTGGGATCACGGATTCAAAGGTCCAACTGGTCAGTGGTATATCGAAAAGTCTCTGACTTCGATTGGTCAACAAGATCCTGTTGGTGAATACAACTCTCGTCTCTGGAACTCTGGTGTAGAATCAGACAAAGAGACTGCTCGTACTCAGAAGCGTCGACTTCACTATGTGTCAAATGTTCTGGTCGAATCTGACCCGGCTAACCCACAGAACGAAGGCAAAGTCTTCCTGTACACTTTTGGTAAGAAAATCTTTGATAAGATGATGGATGTGATGCAACCACAGTTTGCTGATGAGACCCCTGTAAATCCCTTTGATTTTTGGGAAGGTGCTTCATTCAAACTGAAGATTCGAAATGTTGAGGGTTATCGTAACTATGATAAGTCAGAGTTTGCTTCGCCAGCACCGTTGTTGAATGGTGATGATTCGGAACTAGAACAGATCTATGAAGGGTTATATGATCTGAATGAGTTTACGGATCCAGCGAACTACAAGACTCGTGAGGAACTCGCTGATCGTCTTGCTCTTGTTCTGGGTCAATCGAACACAACTCGTCAAGAGATTTCGATGGATACATCGAGCGCACCAGAACCAATGAAAACTAGTAGTCCTGTGCAACCACGAGAATCTAGTGAGTCAATGAGCGCAGATGGTGAAGAGGATACTCTTTCATACTTTGCGAAACTTGCCGCTGAAGATTAACTCTTAGTATAAACCTTAAAGGTTATGGGGGGACGAAAGTCCCCTTTTTTTATGCTCCGGCATATGCGTCTGATCTTGTTCCGTTAGACATTGTCGCAGAGGGCATAAAAGAATTCCCAAAACCAGACACACTGGTTTGATTGCTCACACTTGTAGGTGCGTTAGTGTTGTTCACGACTGTGACGGCGTTTGAAGCCGCTGAACTTTCAAGAGCGTTCCTCTCCATAGACTCTCTTCGAACATCTGAATTATTACGAGGTTTACTCAACTGTTCAGCAGGTGGTGTATCAGTGCTTGCGGCAGCAGCGGCAGTTATTTTCTCAGCGCGACCCGTTCCATCAGCAGCAAGGGGAGCATCCATCACTTTGTTGAATGCTTTACTAAATGCTTCGGTAGGCGAGTCGCCAAGAGGGTTTACCACTGCGCCAAGTGCAGACCCGATACCCCTTCCTACTGCGACTGGGAATCTGAAAATTTTCTGTACAATTACCTTGACTTTATCAACCATATTACTGAACAAATCTTTGAATGAAAATGAGTCAAGCATCCCGCTGAAGTTTTCAAATCCAAGTTTCTCGGCTATCCAAGAGATGCCATCTTTTAACAGGTCGAGAGGCATCATGATAAGCCCGTTGATAAGACCTTTATAAGCACCATAAAAACCGCCGAGAATTTTGTCCGCTATATTACCACTTTCGGCCGTAAACCCATCGATTGTTCCCGAGATGATGTCAACCAAACCCATAATAATTCCGATCGGGATAAAAATCCTACCAAGAATGGCACCAAAGGCCCGGAAAGCTCCAAACAACCTTCCAAACGCTGTCCCAATTTTAGCAAAAACACCACCCACAGTTTTAATACCTTCTGTTAGTGGCTTGAAAATTTTAGCCAAGATTCCGGTCGGATCAAAGAAGTTTCTTATGGCTTTAAATTTATCCTTCATAAAGGTGCCAAAGTTTGTCAGAGGCTTCTTAATATAGTCATCGAACATATTAATTGTTTTAACAACTAAATCGTCTAAGAATGCGAACACTTTTGAATTCTTAAACTTCTCCATAAGGCGTGTACTAATAAAATCTAATTTCACAATTTTGAGTGCGGCGCGAAGAGTGTCAAACACACCTTCTACAAAACCTATCATCAGTGCAGGACCTATTGCGATAGCGGCTAACAACCCGGCTAATAACCCACCTACTCCTAACCCACCTCCACTAGGAACCTCTCCTCCAGGAGCTCCAGGAACCGCACCAGGCACCAAAGGAGCAGTCGGGTTCTTTAATTCTTGCATCATTTCAAGCATATCGAGTTTATCGGCGCGCATCATCATAAAGAACTCAGCGAAACGATCATCGATCAACGCAACATATTCGGTGGTTTCCTTTTGTTCTTCAATCAAATCACTAAGTGTTATTGTTGCCATTGGCTTGCTCTCTTGCTTGTTTTTCTTCTTCTAATGCTTGAAGCAATAGAATGATGTGTACTTCCCTCTCCCACGGCATCATCATTTCTATTTCTGTCAAAGTATAATTATGATGCCTCTGTAACAAAAAATTTGTTTTAAAATGATTTGCCAAATCATCGTGAGAGAGGCTTATTAAAAAAAACTTTGAATTCCTTTTAATTCTATTTCGTTAGGTTCATGACACTTCACACAGTCATAGACAATCTTATGTTTAACCTGCGGCATGTCCAAAAGAAAAGTTGATACCTTTTCAAATTGTTCTTTAGTCATAGACTCTAGGAACTTACGAATATTCTCTGGTGTCTCGTCAGCCATTTCAATTCGATCTTCTTCAGTTAACACCGCAGACATACTGTTCGCAAGAATATCAAACCCCATTTCGTTTTCATCTTGATTTAGATTAATATCTTTATAACTGGGATATTTCATCTCGACTGTGACCTCGTCACTAATCTTAATTAACTTGTCTTTTGTACCGCCCACACACTCTATACTTTCCAAATCAATTACATGTTCGTTAGGTTCTTTACATGACTCACATGACAGATTTATCGTAGATGACTCACCAACAGATTTTGATCTGAGTTTAATAAAAAGATACTCGATATCAAAGGTGGTAAGACTTTCCACTTTGGTCTGCGACTGTACGCACGATTGGATCGTGTCCATAATAGCACTCATCATCTGAACACCATCACCAGATTCAGCCGCCATCATAAGGACTTTTTCTTCTTTCACAAGATAAGGTCGAAACTTAATCTTTTTACCTGTTGAAGGTATTTTTAACTCATATTTTGGTGTATCATTTAGTACAGGTAATGCCATAATTTATCTCCATTAATTAAATATTGCTTGCAATGCTACCTAGTAGCCCGCTCACTGCATTTCTATTTTTGTTTTTAGGTGTTAATTTTTCACTTTCCCAATAGTGGTAGGAAAACTCTACTGTAATTGTACTTATCTCATTTGATGAGGCGTCCGAGAAGGTCTCATTTGTTATGCTTACAGGAAAGGCTCTGTCAAGAGTCCATTTATAATTCTTATCAAACGAACTTCCTATATCAATATCAAAATTAATATTGATTGGGCCCAGTTCAATTTGCTTGTCGTAGATCGGATAACTCACACCTTTCTCTAACTGAAATATTTCTACTTTCTTACAGTACTGATCTGGATAAGAGGATTCGTATCTACCTTCGATGTCATCATATTTTTCCAGAGCAAGTTGTTGCCATACTTCAAAGTATTCACGAACAGACTGATCATTCAACACTCGAAAGGTCATAGAAACATTCGGGTTGACAAAACCATAAACGACATCTTGTTTCACAATTCCCAACTCACGTTGAACAGTTGTCAACTGTCGTGCGGGCAAAGTAACGTTTGTACAAAGGACCCCGAGTTCATATGAACTATATTGCCCAAACGAAGGCAGATACACATAGTAAAGATTTGTTCGAGCAAGACCGCGGCCCTTTGAGACGATCGATTTTAATTCTTCTACTGTTCCCGACTTAAGCATTCATTATTCTCCGAGAATCTTTATAAACCTGACCCATTTTCCCTTTCTGCCATTGAGCGGCTGGAAGAAATGTTGCAATCTCCCATTCAGGAGGGGCAATGTACGCAAGTTTTCCTTCTATCTGACTTGTTAAGTAATGTTTAAAGCAAGGCTTAAAATACTTAAACTTTGCCGCCCGATTTAGAAATTGATATGACACTTCAAACCTTGTTGACTCGTTGTACTTTTTATTGTTGGTGATGTCCATCAGGTTGTCAAGAAACTTAGCACGAAGAGGTATCGGCAGATAGTGTAGATTCATACCATAAAACCCCTTTGCCGCCGGACCAATCGCAATCACCAAGGGAAACGAATCCCAATACGGGAGCGTGTCTCTGTTCTTCGCATCGTAGAAGAACATGAACATAGATCCAGAAGCATGTTTCGACCTTTTCTCAACAGGATCTTCATTCATCAACGCTCTACGATTAAGGTTGCGCATGTTCTGCACTTTCTTTCGAAACCAGTCACGAGACTCTTTGGTGCGTGGCGTGATACCCGCTCGAAACGCTTCTAACTCTACTGTCTGAAAAAGATTTGACACTATAAGACCCTTGGTTCATGCATGAGTGAAATTTGTTCTTCGTTTCTATCTAAAC